GAGCAAAGCATCTGTCAATCTTGCGAAGGAACAAGGTCCATGTCCAAAGTGGAAAGAAACAAAGTACGGTCAAGGTAAGTTTCCTCTCGATACATTCAAGCGAGATGTCAATGAGCTTACGCCCAATGTATGGAGGCAAGATTGGTCGGGTCTTAGGGCTACGATGTTGACACATGGCATTCGTAACTCGACGCTAATGGCGCTAATGCCATCTGAGACGTCTTCACAGATCTCTGGTTCTACGAATGGTATCGAACCTCCTCGTTCTTTGATCTCTATCAAGCAATCAAAGGATGGCGTGCTTAAGCAGGTCGTACCTTCAATACACCATTTGAAGAACAAGTATGAGCTACTATGGGATCAGAAGTCACCTGAAGGGTATCTTAAGATCTGTGCCGTTCTGCAGAAACATATCGATCAGGCAATCTCAGTCAATACATCCTACAATCCCAATTTCTATGAGGATGGAAAGATTCCTATGTCTGAAATGCTCAAGCATCTTCTAATGCACTATAAGTATGGAGGTAAGACACTCTACTACTTTAACACATTTGATGGTGCAGGTGAGATTGAAGATGAACCACTTGCACCTGGTCAAACAGATGACGAGGATTGCGATTCGTGCAAGATCTAGCTACCACAGCTCACACATTTAATCCTAACCCATACTGGGACAAACCATTAACGTTAAAACACGTTACGTGGGTTACGCCCGATCTATTTGATCAGAATGGTTACGATCTATGCCATGTTGAAAAGTTGTATGCCGATCGTAATGATGAAACATTGCGAACGATTCGTAATCATCGTGTAGCGTTATTTCAGGACTGGCTTGTTCAAGCATATAAGAAACAAGGCGCCGTACTTAACCACGCATATCTTTTTGAAAGAAAAGGATACACAGGCGAAGCAAGAGAGCAGCTTGAACAATGGGCCGCTAAGGAACCCGTGTTTTATAAAATGCTAAATATCAAACCCAAATGGGGTCTCGACTTTTCAATGGACTACTACAACTCTGATGGAAACACTTTTGAGGTGTTACATTGGGAGTATGATGGGTTTGATTATGATGAAATTAATGAAATCAAGCAAAAGATGGAACCTATCCTTACGTCTATCGATTGGGACGATGCAGCCAAACAACTACTAAAGAAAAAGGATGAGTGGTATCCACTTGACTTTTTTAAGCAATCAGACTATAAGTGTAGATACTTTGGCATTACGCAAGAAAGATGGAAGATGGTAGTATGGGAGTGAAGTACATTCATGTCAATCAACATAAAATCCGTGCAAACAAAAAGAATGGAACGAATGAACCGGTCATCACTGTCAAGGAAGGTAAGACCAACACTTACGGTCATGAGGTTTCTATTCTGGGACCTTCCACTGTGGTTTATGGAGGAAATGATAAACCATTACTCTCGTGTGGTGCGAGAGTCGTTATCAAAACTGAAGCAGAGGTTCTAATTAAATGAGCGTATTCGTTAGCGATAAAAATGATGCTACGATTGAAACATGCTTTTTTGGAAAGCCGGTGAACATTGCTCGTTACGACAAGCAACGCTATCCTATTTTTGAAAAGCTGACAGACAAACAGCTCGGCTTCTTCTGGCGGCCAGAAGAGGTTGATTTGTCTCGTGATGGGAAAGACTTTAAAGGTCTTAATGAACATGAGCAACACATCTTTACATCAAATCTTAAACGGCAAATACTTTTGGACTCTGTACAGGGACGAGCTCCCACCATGGCTTTCGTCCCTATATGTTCATTGCCTGAATTGGAAACCTGGATCCAGACTTGGGCGTTTTCTGAGACTATTCATTCCCGTTCGTATACACATATTATACGAAACGTGTATAGTGATCCCTCGAAGGTTTTTGACGAGATGCTTGACATCGAGGAGATTGTAGACTGTGCCGATAGCATTAGTAAGTATTATGATAAGCTAATCCGGCTGAACGACTCTCACCAGAGATACGGTGAATATGATCACAAGAAGGCGCTATGGATGTGCCTCAATGCAGTCAATGCACTTGAAGGTGTTCGCTTCTACGTCTCTTTTGCATGCTCGTGGGCATTTGCAGAGGTAAAGAAGATGGAAGGCAATGCAAAGATCATTAAGTTGATTGCCCGTGATGAGAATGTTCACCTGGCTTCTACTCAAAATCTTCTTAAGATTCTTCCAAAAGAAGATAAGGACTTTGCAAAGATTCAAGAAGAGACAAGAGACGAATGCATTGCTCTATTCGAATCGGTTGTTGAACAAGAGAAGCAATGGGCTCGTTACCTTTTCAAAGACGGTTCGATGATTGGACTTAACGAAGAACTTCTTTGTCAGTACGTCGATCACATTGCAGCTAAGAGAATGGGTAACATTGGGCTTAATGGTAAGCCTGGTGCAAACCCGCTACCATGGACTCAGAAGTGGATCTCTGGCTCTGATGTACAAGTAGCACCACAGGAAACAGAAATCACATCATACGTAATTGGTGGCGTGAAAAAAGATGTGAACGAAGATACGTTCAAGGGGTTCAGTCTGTGAAGGATTGGCAGTATTGTGAATCATGCGATAGTGAATTTAGAATAGACTCCAGCAATCTGGAGCAAAAACCCCAGTGGTGTCCGTTCTGTGGCGAAGAGCTAGAAGAAGACGAAGAACAGGACGATGACGAAGATGACTACTGGTACGATGAGTAGCCCTTGGTATTACGGTACAGATATTGTTGACGAACTTCCAGAAGACTGTGAGGCTTTTGTATATATAATCACCAATAAAATAAATGGTATGAAGTATATTGGTAAGAAGCTCGCAAAATTCAAACAAACCAGACCACCACTTAAAGGTAAGAAGAACAAAAGACGAACTACCGTTGAGAGTGATTGGAAGGAATATTGGGGCTCAAGTGATAGATTAAAAGAAGATGTCTCTACTTTCGGAGAAGATAATTTTGTTAGAGAGATACTTTATTACTGTCCAAGTAGAGGTATAGCAAGCTATCTAGAAGCAAGAGAACAATTTGAAAGAAGGGTTCTTGAAGATGATACATATTATAACGGCATCATTAATGTTAGGATAGGTGGCAGCCAAGTATTAAAAGAACACCTGTTGAGTTTAAGTGAAGAAGATAGTATATTGATTGGAGATAATAATGCCGTGGCCAGCAAAGAATAGACCTCGCAAGGGTCGCCGGAAAATTGGTTCATCGAAGCGTAAGGCACGTAGACTTCGTAATAGGAGAAAGTAATACATGGGTAAGAGAAAGAGTACTCGTACGAGTATGACGTCGAAGGGTGAGCGCCGTAATATTGTAAATGGTGTTAAAGAAATGCGCCGTGACCGGTCTGAATTTGATAAGGCTTTTAATAAACTAAAGGCTTGGAAGAAGGGTCTTAATCCATGGATTACGGTTCCTGGTCCATCATCGAACAAGCGGTTCATTCGAGCCAAGGCCAATGATGTGTGGGGCGATCCAAGAAAAGTAATGTATGGTATCTATGGAAAGGGTGGTGGTGATGAGTAACGTTCTAATCTACACTAAAGACAATTGTCCATACTGCGATCAAGCTAAGAATTTGTTGCGCGCTAAAGGACAGACATATAAAGAAACGAATATAGGTAGGGACATTACACGAGAAGAGTTTATGAGTACTTTTCCAGGTGTAATGACGGCGCCCTTTATTATTATTAATGGTGAAAGAGTAGGTGGATACGATGATCTTACAGAATGGTACAATGGAAATGGACAACGAGAATTTCTCAGCGAATAACTTTATTAAGGAAAAGCTACGCGAAAAAATTCTTAGCGTAGTCTTTGTAAAGAAAGACGGAACAGAGCGTAGAATGAAATGTACGCTCCGTGGAGATATGATTCCCGCTCCACGAGAAACGACAGAATCAGCTCAGAAACGAACACGCAGTGAAGAGAATCTCGCAGTGTGGGATCTTGAAAAGGAAGCGTGGCGATCGTTTCGATATGATTCTATTATTGGATTCAGTGAGGTAAATGATTGATGGCAAGTGTTAATGACGAAGTTTCGGCAAACGCACGAGGTGGTACAGAGTTGATGGG